GAACTTCACAGACTGTGACGCTCGGGTTTACTTCCGAGTCTTTGGTGTTTTCAAACTTTGGGACAACGATTGTGTACGTCGCTGTGGGTAATGTTGCTAACGGCAACAGTGTTGTGGCTTCTCCTTCCTGCTACCCTGTAATGGTGAACTCGCAGGTCAGCATTGGTAAAGATCAGGATGATGACACGGTTGCGTTCATTAGCCCGGATGGTGACGGCAGTCTTCACATCATTCAGGGGATCGGCATCTAATGATACGATACCTTTCTAGGCGCAGAAACAAGATCCCGGCCGGCACTGGCACACCAACGCCGCCGCCGGTGTCGCATAACCTAAACGGCGGAGATGCCGCTACGGTTCTGTTTGCGCGTACGATCAACAACGGATTTGCTTCAACTACTACTTTCACAGACACCTTCAACGGAGGGGGCGCTTAATTTATGGCCGATAGAATCCAACTTCGCAGAGATACAGCCGCAAACTGGACAGCATCGAACCCGGTATTATTTTTGGGAGAAGTTGGTCTTGAGACGGACACGCTTAAAAGTAAGTTCGGCAACGGCAGCACGGCTTGGAACGGCTTAAGCTATACAGCATCCGGCGCAACTGGAGCTGTAGGTGCAACCGGAGCCACAGGTTTGACCGGCGCTACAGGCGTTACAGGTTCTACTGGATTAACCGGCGCTACCGGCGCTGTTGGGGCTACTGGCGCACAGGGGGCTACTGGCGTTGCTGGCGCAACAGGCGCAACAGGAAATAATGGTGCGACTGGTCCTGTTGGTGCAACGGGAGCCACTGGTACAAGTGGTGCTACGGGATTAACGGGAGCAACTGGATCCACAGGTTTGACCGGTGCTACTGGAGTAGGAGCAACTGGGGCAACTGGGATTGGTGCTACTGGTCCTACAGGAGCCACTGGTTTCGTTGGAGCAACGGGTGCTACTGGGATAACCGGAACCACAGGAGCAACGGGGCCAAGTGGATTAACTGGAGCGACTGGTGTCACTGGTGCCACTGGCACAGCAGGGTCTACTGGCTCTACTGGCGTAGCGGGAGCAACAGGTGCTACTGGCGCTATTGGAGCTTCTGGCGCTAGCGGGGCCACCGGCACTCAAGGAAATACAGGTTCTACTGGTGCCATCGGAGCAACTGGTCCAACCGGATCAACTGGCATACAAGGATCAACTGGTGCCACTGGCATTCCGGGCTCTACTGGCATTGAAGGTGCCACTGGCATTCAAGGTGCGACTGGAGCGACTGGAGTCATTGGGGCAACTGGAGTTATTGGTTCAACCGGCGTAGCGGGTTCTACTGGCGCTACTGGGATTGAGGGTTCTACTGGAGCCTCGGGCGCAACGGGCGCAACAGGTGTAGCTGGCGCAACGGGAGTTGCTGGTGCGACTGGACTCACAGGTGCAACTGGTACTACTGGCACCACTGGGGCCACGGGCATCACCGGATCTACAGGAATTGGATCCAGTGGAGCCACTGGCGCTACTGGTCTTAATGGCGCTAGCGGCGCTACGGGAGCCACTGGCCCGTCTGGAGCTACTGGTTCTGGAGCTACTGGAGCTACTGGAGTTGCTGGTGCGACAGGTGCACCTGGACAGTCTGCATCGTTTTTTAATTATCAGGCTGACACAACTTCGACCACAATGCCAAATGGCGTTGGAACCATTCCAAATGGTCATGTGTTGTGGAATAACGCAACGCAAGTAAGTGCAACGCAGATGGCGTTTTCTCACATTGATGGGAATGGGAACGACATTGATGTATTTTTCCCTCTCTACAAAAATGGAGACACTTTTGTTCTTCAGGATCAAAATAATTCCAATAACTATCAGAGCTGGGAAATTAATGGCACGCCAACCATCGGCAATAATGCTTGGATTGTCATTCCAGTTCAATTGACGGCCTCCGGCGGAACAGGCACAACAAACTTTGCAAATAACCATCAAGTCATTTGGGCCATTGTAACCTCTGGTATTCAGGGCGCTACTGGTCCTACGGGAGCCACTGGTCCTGTTGGCGCAACTGGAGTTCAGGGTTCCACTGGCGCAACTGGTACTCAGGGAGGCACCGGAGCTTCTGGTGCAACCGGCTTGCAAGGTTCTACTGGTGTTACAGGAGCCACTGGAGTTGCTGGGGCTACTGGTGTGATTGGCTCCACTGGGGCTACGGGAGTTGCTGGTGGTCAAGGTTCGACTGGAGCGACAGGTGCGACTGGTGTTATTGGCGCGACTGGAGTTGTCGGTTCTACGGGAGCTACTGGAGTTTTGGGTTCAACCGGCGCAACCGGCGCAACCGGAGTAGTTGGATCAACTGGTGCAACTGGAGTCGTTGGAAGCACTGGAGTCGTAGGAAGCACTGGGATTAATGGGGCCACAGGGGCCACTGGAGTTGTTGGATCGACTGGAGCCACTGGCGCAACAGGAATTGGAACCACAGGGGCCACCGGCAGTACTGGAGCAACTGGTGTTGGCACTGCTGGAGCCACAGGAGCCACAGGGCCAGCTATTGCAACGCCTGTTTCGATTGCAGATGGAGGCACTGGCCAGACAACAAACATTGGAGCCAGAAATGCACTAGGAAGCATTCAAAATGCGACTATTCGTCACGGGAGTGCATTAGGGCTCCAAAATATTGGAACAATTTCTGGGGCAACTTGGACAACTAGCTCCACGACGCTTACATTCACTAGTTCTTCGGTCACGCTTGTGCCCGGAATGAGTATTCTTGCAGTTGGACTTACATCAGCCGTCATTAGAACGGTTGATAGTCCAACACAAGTTACAATGTCGATAGCGGCAACTTCTGGAGGAAGTGGAACAATTTCAGCAGTTTACAATTCAACAGTGTCAACGCTTGTTTCTTCATCTATTATTGTAATGGATGGACGCACAATGGTTGTTGGTGACATTGTGTTGCTTGCCGCTCAAACTGCAAATGCTCAAAATGGGCCATGGGTGCTTAACTCACTTGTAGGCGGCGTGATGAGTTTTGTGCGTCCATCTTATTGGACAGGTGTGCTTTTGGGGAATTTCCTGTTTTATGTTCAGCAAGGCACGGCAAATTATGGAGTAACTGCCTCTGTAAGTGGCGCAATTTCAACTGGTTCTAGCGTTGGTGTTGATGCGTTCTCTGTATACACTGCAGTAACTCGGGCCAGTAATGCAGTTGTCGCTGGAAATATTTTCACAGGCAAAAACACGTTTCAGGCTGGAGCGGCTGGCTCTGGCGCAGTTCCATTTTCGTTTCAAGCTCCCAATCCAACAATAATGACGACCCCACAGGCGCACAGCGTCGAGTGGGACAGTGCTTCGATGTACCTCACATCACTGGTGAGCTTGTCTGGAACTTGGACCACAGGAAGTGCAATAGTTACAGTTACAACCGGCAACACATCTGGACTTGTAATCGGCGCGGCTGTTGCTAGTGGAATTACTGGCACTACACTAACGGTAGCCAGCATTCAGTCATTAACTTCATTCACACTGTCTGGAACACCCACAAACAATGGAACCGCTCTTGCATTTACACTTGCAAGTCGTGATTCTGTAGTCACCACAAACTCTTTCGGAACCTACTAATATGTCTGTACCATTCATTCCAACACGGAACTCCACGGCAGGTTCTACTGCCGCTCCTACTACGTCACAGCTCACTACACTGGGGCAGTGTGCGATCAATACGTACACCGGGTCGTTTTACATGCGGAAAGAAGACGCTACGATCAGCGACATCGTGGGTGACCGTCTGAGCGGGTTCCGCAACCGGCTGATCAATGGCAACATGGCGATCGACCAGCGGAACGCTGGGGTAAGTGTGACGCCCGCAGATGGAGCATATACAGTAGATAGGTGGGCTGCTGGTTTAACTCAGGCTTCAAAATTTTCAATTCAACAGAATGCAGGTGCCATTTCTGGGCCAATTGGGCTTCCTAATTATTTAGGAGCAACATCATTAAGTGCTTACACAGTGCTTGCTGGTGATACTTTTAGAATTACTCAAGCGATTGAGGGTGTTAATTTTGCGGACTTTGGATGGGGATCTGCTAGTGCATCTCCAGTTACATTATCATTTTGGGTTCGCTCCTCGAGTTTGACTGGAACTTTTGGTGGATCTCTAAGAAACTCTGCGTCAAATCGTAGTTATCCATTTACATATACAATTACCGCCGCAAGTACTTGGGAGCAAAAGACTGTTGTAATTGCGGGAGACACAAGTGGTACTTGGGTTGGAGCAACAAATGGAATTGGCGTGAGTTTAGCCTTCAGCCTTGGTTCTGGCGCTACATTTAGCGGAACCGCTGGGGCATGGGCCGCTGCAAACTATATTTCTGCAACTGGAGCAGTCTCACTTGTTGGCACCAACGCCGCTACGCTCTATATTACCGGCGTCCAGCTTGAGAAGGGTCTAGTGCCTACTCCGTTTGAGGTGCGTTCCTACAGCACGGAGTTGGCGCTGTGCCAGAGGTATTGTTTAGCATTTCCAGTAAATTCGTTCTATTTTGGAGGAACGCTTAGAACTCCATCTACAACACAAGCATGCTATGGAGTTGTTCCAATTCCTGTCTCAATGAGAGCTGCTCCCACTGCTCCTGTTGGATCTCATACTTTTTATTGCGGAGATAATAGTGCGTCTGCAAATATTTCAATAAGCGGGATTACTCCAAATTCAATTTATGTTTCAGCAACAATAAGTAGCGCAATTGGAACCATTGGAGCTGCTTTTGTAGCGTTAGTTACAACTGGAAACACTGGAATATACTCTGCTGAACTTTAATTTTTATGTATAAATTACTTAAGACAACAGCTATTGTTTATCAATTTGATAGCATTATCAGAATATCTGATGGTGCGCATATTCCTTGCGACCCAGCCAACACAGACTACCAAGCCTACCTAGCGTGGGTAGCAGAAGGGAACACTCCGCTGCCTGCTGACGAACCGGTTGCGTAGTTTTCGCTTGCAGGTATAACCTGCCCGAATAGCTTGTCGGCAATGACACAAATCCATTGCCTCGCCGTGCCACATACCATCAGCAATGATGACTATGTGGCTTGTGCTTTTACTCAGAAGGTTCGCAAGTTTTTGACGATGTTCAAGGACTCGACCAAGTACCGCACGGTCCACTACGGCCACCCAGAGTCAGTCACAGACGCGCATGAACACGTCGATGTCATCGACAACGAAACGCTTGTTGCCGCGTACGGGGAGTACGACTGGAGAAAGAACCTGTTTAAGCATGGGATCACGGATCTGGCTCATACCGTGTTTAACGAGAGAGCTGCCAAGGAAATCAAGGCTAGGAAGAAGAAGGGCGATCTTGTGCTTTGCTTTTGGGGAGGCACTCAAGCAGCGGCAGAATCAGCCAACGAATCAGATCTTATTGTTGTTGAGCCTGGGATAGGCTCAGGCGGGGCTTTCGCTCAGTTCCGGTGCTACGAGTCGTATCCGCTGAAGGCGGCTTTTGTAGGCACGCAGGGCGTCTCTTACTGCGACCCAAAGTGGTATTGGCGAGTGGTTCCGAATTACTTCAATCTCAACGATTTTAATCCAGCTCAAGACCGAGAAGAGTTTGCTCTCTACATTGGTAGGATCGGCAGAAACAAGGGACTAGATATTGCGATTGATGCCTGCTCTAGAATGGGAGTTAAGCTCAAAGTATGCGGTCAAGGCAGCTCCACTGATGTTGGCTATGATGAATGGCCGAGTCATGTGGAGTACTTGGGCTATGCTGACATTGCCACTCGCAAGCAACTAATGGGCACGGCCAAGTTTGGCTTTCTGCTCTCAACATATTGGGAGCCGTTTGGTGGAACGGCAGTTGAGATGATGCTGTCCGGGTGCGTGCCGATCTGTTCTGATGCCGGCGCCATGATTGAATACATCGTGGATGGCGTGAACGGCTTTCGCTGCAACACAATGGGGGACATTCTCAGGGCCATTCGACTTGTCTCAACTATCCGACGCGACCGAATGGTTCGGTTCGCCCAAGATAACTTCTTGCTCGATGCCGTGCGGCCCAAGTTTGAGCGTGCCTTTGATGACTTCTCTGATGTCTTTAACGCCGGCGGCTGGTATGAAGACCACAATAGAGAATTGTCAGGCGTTGGACTAGACTACAAAGCATTGTACCTATGAGAATTATTGATGTTGGCTGCGGCCCCGGAATCTATGTGAAAGCCTTACGGGAGGCTGGAGTAGATGCAGATGGAGTCGATCTGGACCCAGCGTGTCCATACGACATCATGGATGTGTTTTCGGACGAGTTTGAAGCCAAGTACAAAGGCTATGATCTAGCCATTTGCCTTGAGGTTGCGGAGCACTTGCCAGAGTCAAAGGCTGGCGACCTTGTCAAAAGGCTTACCACGCTCGCTCCTACGGTCTTGTTTTCTGCCGCTGTGCCCAATCAAGGCGGACACGGCCACATAAACTGCCAGCCAAAGGAGTACTGGATCGGCAAATTTGCGGAACTTAATTATGTTGTGGATTCGATGTCTACTCTCAAGCTTCTGGATTTCATTACGTCTGGATACCACATGGGGTGGTTTAGAAATAATGCCGTAGTTTTCAAGCAATACGGAGCAACCTGTTATGCTAGCATAATCGAAGAGGAAACTCCACAGGCGGTAAGACTTGCTGAGTACCTGTCCCAAAATAAGCTTTAAGCAGCTTGATTGATAGCTACCGTTCGTGTATTTACACTCTAGAAATGCAGGTATCAGTTCCAATCCTGAACGGGATCTACACGGATAATGCCTCGGACTTCCGCGTGGAGTATCCGAGGAACCTGATTCCTGTGCTTCAGGGTAGCGGGATTTCCAAGGGATACTTCAGGCCCGCCGACGGTATCGTTGCCGCTGGTAGCGGACCTGGGGTAGACCGTGGAGGGATCGAATGGAACGGTGTCCACTACCGCGTGATGGGCACACAGCTTGTGTCCATCTCGGCCTCGAACGTAGTGACGGTGCTGGGCACTCTTGGCGGCTCTGGACAGGTAACAATGGATTATTCGTTCGATTATCTCGCAATCGCTTCGAGCAATCAGCTTTGGCTCTACAAGCCGGGCGAAGGTTTGAATCAGAACGTGGACCCGGATCTTGGTATCGTCATCGATATGGCTTGGGTCGATGGCTACTTTATGACGACCGACGGTCAGTATCTGATCGTCACCGAACTGGGTGATCCATTCTCGGTGAACCCGCTCAAGTACGGGTCTTCGGAAGCAGACCCAGATCCGATTGTGGCCCTCCTGAAGGTTCGGAACGAGATCTACGCACTCAACCGGCACACCATTGAAGCGTTTCAAAACGTAGGTGGCGCTCTGTTCCCATTCCAGCGCATTGAAGGCGCTCAGGTGCAACGCGGGGCTATCGGCACCAATGCCTGCTGCCTCTTCATGGAGTCCATTGCATTTGTTGGCGGTGGTCGTAATGAAGCGCCGGCAGTGTGGTTTGTCACCGGCGGGAACTCCGAGAAGATCTCCACCCGCGAAGTTGATCAGATTCTTGAGACGTACAGCGAATCAGTGCTGTCGCAGATTCTTTTAGAATCAAAGGTCGATAAGGGCTACCGCCATCTGTACATTCATCTTCCGGATCGCACACTTGTCTTTGATGGAGCTGCCACTGCTCTCTCAAAGGAACCAGTGTGGTTTGTGCTTTCAAGCGGTACGGCTGAAGCTTTCACTCAGTATAGAGCCAAGAACATGGTCTGGGTGGGTGACAAGTGGTATGTCGGTGACCCCCAAAGTTCAAACTTTGGATATTTTACTGACCAAATTTCCAGTCATTGGAACCAGATAGTACGCTGGGGATTTGGGACAACCATTTTGTACGCTCAGAACAAAGGCGGCATCTTCTACGATCTGGAGTTGGTGCCAATCTCTGGGAACGCGACATTTGGAGCAGACCCAAGCATCTGGCTCTCGTACACCGAGGACGGCCAGACTTGGAGCCAAGAGCGCGTTGCTAGTGCTGGTAAAACTGGCAACAGAGCAAAACGCATTGTCTGGTTCCAACAGGGGCGCATGAGGCAGTGGAGAGGCTACCGGTTCCGTGGCACAAGTGATGCGCACATCTCTTTTGCGCGGCTAGACGCGAATATTGAGCCACTGAGCGTGTGATATGGCTGACGGCCCATACAAGATCACACGCGCCGAGCTGGCCCAGTTTCTGCCTTCTCCTCGGGCGATCCGGGCTTTTGAGCAGCTCTTTGATATTGTCCCTGGTGACATCAACATCATTAATGCTGAGATTGTGGCGCTTGGAATAGCCGTCACTGCTGTTGATGTAAAAGCCACAACGGCAATTGGAAAGGCCGACGCTGCACAGTCTAGCGCAAATGCCGCGCAGTCCACGGCGACTGAAGCTTTAACCAAGGTCAATCAGCTTTTGGAAAACATAGACTTCGGAACCTACTGAGGGTAGGATTGATGCAATGGTTTGTGAACTCACAGCACCGATTGATGCCACTGAACAGATCGAGGCCCAGCTTTTACAGCTTCCTCAGGTTGACTGTCCAGTTCTGCATCACTTTGGCCCTGGGGTCTACATCAGAGAAGTCAGGATGCCAGCCGGGTCGCTCATCCTAGGCCATCGGCACAAGCACAAGCATACGAACATTCTAGTGTCTGGAAGGTTGAAGTTTCTGAATGAAGGTGGAGAGGTTGTTGAACTTGCTGCCCCTACGGTAATTACATCGAACCCAGGAAGAAAGTTAGCTTTTATCTTGGAAGATACAGTGTGGCAAAACGTGTACGCCACAGAAGAGCGTGACATTGAGAAGCTTGAATCCAATTTGCTGGACAAGAGTGCAGCATGGGCAGAGTACAGTAATCAGGCTTTTAAGCTGCAAGCAGCAGCTCACGATAAAGATCGTGTTGATTTTCTGGATGTCATTACAGCTTTTGGCATGGATGAGTCTTTTGTTGAGTCAATCTCGAAATCAGAAGATGATCAAATTCCATTTCCTGAAGGATCTGCACCAAAGGTGGCACTGCATCCAAGCCCGATACACGGCACAGGCGTTTTTGCCTCGTTTCCGATAGCCAGCTTTGAGATTATAGGTCCAGCGCGACTTGAGGGAAAAAGAACTCCTCTTGGCCGGTTTACGAATCACTCCATGAATCCGAATGCTTTTTTTGTGAAGAACGATGACGGTGACATCTATTTGATGTCATGCCGTGATATTCGTGGGTGCTCTGGTGGCGACAACGGTGAAGAAATCACGGTGGACTATCATCAGGCTTTAAAGATCAACGGATACCAGATCCAAGGAGGAACTAAATGAGTGCCATTGCTATTGGAGTTGGTGGTCTAGTCGCGGCAGGGTCAGTCGCTGCTGGTTTAGGTGCAGCAACCGCTATCGGAGTTGGAGGAACAGCCCTTTTGGCTGGAACTGCTGCTGCTGGAATTGCAGGCAGTGTTATATCATCAAGCAATGCTGCGGATGCTGCACAAGAAGCCGCACAGACTCAGGCAACTGCTCAAGAAAATGCAACAGCGGCTCAAACAGCGGCTCAAGACCAAGCGATCACAGAGCAGCGTCGGCAGTTTGATAAAATACAAGAGCTGCTTTCTCCGTATACACAAGCTGGTCCAGGTGCGCTTCAAGGAATGCAGGGGCTTGCCGGACTACGCGGTGCTGGAGAGCAGCAGGCATCAATTGACCAGATTAAGCAGTCTGCTCAGTACCAAGAGTTGGCCCGGCAGGGAGAACAAGGGATCCTTCAGAATGCTTCTGCCACTGGTGGTCTTCGAGGAGGAAATGTACAGGCTGCACTAGCTCAATTTCGGCCTTCGCTTCTAAACCAACTTATTGAAAGTCAATATAGCAAACTGGCTGGATTGACTTCACTAGGACAAGCATCAGCGGCTGGCACAGCGGCGGCTGGGCAACAGTCAGCAACAAACATTGGCAACCTTTACTCGGCACAAGGGGCCGCGCAGGCCGCTGGGCTAACCGGTGTGGCACAGGCACAGGCTGGTGGCATCATTGGAGCTGCAAATGCTCAAGCACAGGGTACGGCGTCAATGATAGGAGGAATTAACTCAGGTATTCAGGGATACGCGATGCTGAATGCCGCAAATGCTCCAAGCATGAATTCTGGAATCGGAACAGGTGGGTTTGCAGGAACCTATGGGCAGGCTCAGGCCATGTACGGAGGCGCTCCGCTTGGTTATCAAACTCCAATGGGACCCGGGGCTCCTGGTGGATATTACAAAGCTCAATAACTTTTATGCCTGCACCATACGACTACACGGTAAATATCCCTCAGCCTCCGGCGCAAAACTTCTTGCAGAGTCTGCTCGGGATTCAGCAGCTCAAGGGGCTTCAGCAGCAGCAGGAGCTTTCTCAGCAGCAGGCCGGCATTCAGCAGCAGCAGGCGCAGTTCGCACAGCAGATGCAGCCGCTACAGCTTCAGCAGCTTCAGGCTCAAATTGATGCATCAAAAGCTTCTGCGGCTGGTCAGTCAGTTATCACTGCCGCTAATCAGCTTACGCTGGATCAAAGGAAACAGGTTGCTGATGCTTTTGAGACGTATAAAAAAGATCCAGAGAAAAACTATGAGGCTCTTGTTAATGTGGCTCATCTTATGGATCCCACTGCTAAACAAGGAGTAGCACAAGCTGTTCCTTATTATGTAAATAAGCAGATGGATAAAGCATTTGATAAAGCAGATAAAACAGGCATTCCAGTTACTGTTGAAGAAATTCAAGGATTTTCAAAAGCCTTAACTATTTTGCCAACAGAGCAGCAAGCGCAGGCAAAGAATGCAATTCTTTCTATGCCTAAACCTCTTTTAGATTTCACTAAATCTGGAGTGCTTGGCATTACTAATGCCGCAATGAATGATAATAGACAAGCGGCAGTCAATGCCTCTGATGAAGCCGCAAAGGCTTTGTATAATTCTGGGCATCCAGCAGCTCAAGCTACGGCAAAACTATTTGATCAGCTTACAAATAGTTTAGTCGATGAAAAATCTGATTTGAAAAAAATGGCAGTATCAGCTTTAAATGTTGCAACTATTACTGGAGATAAGCAATTTGAATCCAGCGTTTTAAACAACATCAAAGAAGGTCAATTAATTCAAAAGGCCGAACTTGAAAGACCGCTACCTTCTTCGATTCAAAAAATCAATAAAGATCTTGAGGATAAAGCTAAAGCATTTGATGCAAATGCAGCTCAAGCTTCAAATGTTCTTGAAAAACTAACAAGTGTCCCAGGATGGGATACATATTATCCAGGCAAGAAAAAAATAACTGAAATTCAGAATTTTTTCAGCCCACAACAAGAGCTTGTGCTTAAAAATGAAGAAGAACGGCTAAATAAAATGGAAGGTCTTTCTGAAGAAGCCAGAAAACAAGGCAGAGGAATTGGAAGCGTGCGGATGATGCAGCTTGCCACTTCACTGCTTCCAGATCCTTGGACAAATCCAAAGGCTGCTGCTGAAAAATTAAAGTTACAAATAGAAACAAGCAATAGACTTTCTAAAATATACAACGCAGAAGTTGAGTGGAACGCAACTTTTGTTGGAAAAAACGCAACAAAAGATACAGAGATTGCAGGTGTTGAAGTAAAAAAAGGACAACCAAAATCTAGTTTTATTAGTGCGTACAAAGATTATATGTTTCCTGAGGATGAAGTTATTTATGCTCCAGCACTCGATGCGTTGAAATCGGAGCAAAATCCAGCCGCAAGAAAGAAAAGCGCACATGATCAAAGCTTGGAAAATGCGGCGCGTCGAGGAGCAGCAGGAGCAGGATTAGGGCAAAGAGTTCCTGGAACTAATGCAACATTTGAGCTGTTACCAGAATAATTATGCCGCGCTACAAAGTCACTGTAGATGGAAAATCATATGCGGTAACAGCCGACTCTGAAGCTGATTTGCCTGCTGTGGTTGAGCATATTTCTCAACTAAGCAAACCTTCTGCGGAAGCCGCTGCTTCTGTTTTATCCGCAGCACAAATGCCTGTAGAGTCTGGCACAATGCTGGCAACTCCAATTGAGGTTGCAGGACAGGGGGCGCAACAACCTCCACCGACACAAATCCCAGCAGAAGCGCCGCCACAGATGCCACAGGGCGCTTCAGAAGCGCAGATGCCTCCGGCGCAGCCTCAGACTCCGCCACCGTCTGGACCTTCCGCAGAAGAAGTATTAAGCAAGGTTCAGGGAGCATTTGCAGGAAACTCCAGTGATATTGCGGATTTGACTATCGGTGCTGCAATGCACGAGCAAAACCTATCGGCAGCGGCGCTTCGTGGGGTTGCCCCTACGGTAGCCGGAGCTGGAGGTGGCGCTCTTCTTGGATTACTGGCAGCCAGATCTCCTGCCGGAGCTGCAATTGGTGCCAGAGTAGGCCCAATGGCAATGCAAGGAGCCGACATCTTGACTTCCTTGGGAAACAGAGCGTTTGGAACACAAGTGCCAACTCCAAGCGAAGCTGTTCAGAACTTTTTGACCAGACAAGGAGTGCCGGAGTCCGTTACTGGTGCTGAACAGTTGACTCAAGCTGGCGTTCAAGGCGCTGCTGGTGCGTTGGGCGGTGTTGGCCTTGGGCGGCAGCTTGCTCTGTCAGCCGCACCAAAGGTGGCTAAGGTTGGGCGGTTCTTTGCAGCCAATCCTGTTGCTCAAACCGTGGGCGGCACTACAGGTGGCCTTGCAAGTGAACAAGCACGGCAACAAGGAGCGGGAATAGGTGGGCAGCTTGCTGCTGGGCTGGCTGGAGCTGTTGTTCCTGGGGCAATGGTGTCTGCGGCAAAAGCAGTTAGATCGGCTGTTAAGGAATACTTCACTCCGTCAGGGCACATTACTAAGGCGCTTCAACAGGCTGGGGGACGAGTTCCAATTTTGAACTCAAGAGCAAGGGCTGAAATAGCTAAAGCTTTTGGCTCAAAACCTGAACTGCTTCAAGCTGCAAAAGACCTAGGGCTCGATGTAGAACACATGAGCCCTGCGATGTTAAGCGAGAACCCGCAAGCGCAGTCAATTTACTTTGGTGTTCAATCTGCCAAAGGTTCTCAGACTGGAATACAGGTGGCGGCTGATGTGCAGGCTCTTAAAGAAAAGGCTTTGGATCTTGCAGAAAAATGGGGCGCTAAAGATTTGAGTGAGCTTAATGTCGAAATGCGCGGTAGCATGAAATCGACTGTTGATGGGTTAGAAGCTGCGGCAAAAAATATTTACGATGTAGAACTCCCCAAAGTTATACCTGCACTAACTCCTGTGCCTGAGGGTTCTGCTGTTGCCTTTGCAAAAGAAAGACTAGCAAAATTTGGAGGAGATATCAAGGAACTTACATCTTTAGATAAAAAAATTCTTTCCCTTTCTGGGAAGCCAGCATTATCTGAAATTCCAAAAGATGCAAAAAGGCAGGCTTCCCTTTTGTCGGCAAGAAATGGGACAACACTTGAAGAAGAGTTGTCTAAAATGGATCTTCCAAAAAGTTTATCAAAGCCAAAAAATTACTTCACTTACGATGAAACAAGAAAACTTGTTGGAGCAAAAACAAGGGGAGAAACCGTTTTTTCAGACGCCGATAAGGGATTGGCAAAAGAATACTATAAGCGTTTAACTCAAGACCAGAATGTTGTTGCGGAAGCTCTTGGGCACAAGGATTTAGTTGATGAAGCAAAAGCCTTGGTGCAGCATCGCAAGGTTCTTGAAGATCAGATGATTGATCTTTTTGGAAAACAGTTAGATAAAAGTTTTGTGACGCGAGCAATGCGTCCGGCTTTATCTGTAATTTCAAAAGCGGACTCAGACAAGCTGGTCAACTTGATTAATACTATCCCAAAAGAGTTCCGCGAAGATGTAATTATCTCTGGACTAACCTCGATGTTTTCCAGAGCAAATTCAGATGGTGCTTTTAATCCAAAGTTGTTCAGCAACTTCATGTCTGGCCTTGAAAAGAACTCTGTTGCAAAAACGGCTATCTTTTCAAACCTGCCAGCAGAGACTAGAAAAGAAATTAACGCTCTTGCGATGCTTTCTAAAAACTACGTCAAAGGCATAGAGGAGCGAATTCCAACAGGGGCCTTAGCTGAAGCCTTCAAAACAACAGCTCCTCTATTTCAAAAGATTGCAAGCTATGCCGTAGCATACAAAGGTGGTCTTTTTGGTGTGATTGGATCTCACTTCTTAAACGCAAAAACTGATGTACTGCGGGCAGCAGATGATCTTCTTTCTTCTCCGCAATTTTTGGAAATGGCAAAAACAAGTATTGCAGATCCAACTAAGTTTGCCCCAGCCGCTAGAAGCGCAACGTCATCTCCTGCTTTCATTAAGTTCGCAGAGGCAGCAAACATCCCGGCAGCGGCCAGATCCACTTTCTTTACACTCGACCAAGACCAACCTCAACAGGAGTCCAAATAATGTCCATTCGCATCACTCCACCGTTCCCGACATTCACAACTCTCGATGGCGGTAATCTCGAGAACGGCTTCATCTACATCGGGCTTGCAAACTTCAACGCTGAGACGGCACCGATCCCTATCTTCTGGGACTCGGCCTGCACGATTGCGGCGTCACAACCAGTCCGGACCATTAACGGTATGCCGTCACGAGAAGGCGCACCCTCGAACTTCTACACGCTAGCGACATCGTACTCGATGACCGTGCGCGACAGCGCCGGGGGACTTGTGTACTCTGCCAACGTATGAGCAAGAAACAGGTCAATCTATCTAAGCCTGCTAAAAAGAAATAGCAAATGAGCTTTTTGTCTACGCTGCTACCAACAATTGGAAATCTGATCGGCGGGCCGCTCGGTGGGATGGCCGTAGACTGTGCCGCAAAGGCCCTCGGAATGGGAGATGCTACAGCCGATAAGGTCAAGAAAGCTTTAACCTCTGGCAACCTCACGGCGGACCAGATTGCCGCCTTGCAGGCCGCTGATCTCCAGTTGAAAACGAGGATGGCCGAGCTGGGTATCGACGCTGAAAAGATCGCTCAGGCTGATCGGGCAAGCGCCCGGACAATGCAGCAAACTACTGGGAGTTGGGTTCCGGCGGCATTGGCGGTAACCTTGACGGCTTGTTATCTTGGGATCATCTGCGCACTTTTAACCGGAGACATGAAACTATGGGAGAACCCCACTTTGACGCTCTTGCTAGGTGGCCTGACTACTGGGTTTACGTCGGTACTGTCATTTTACTTTGGTGCATCACACATTCAGGCGGGCACTGACAAAAAATGAACTTCAAGGAACAAGGCATCGATATTGGGTTCGCCATAGCAGGCTTATTTGGGGCGCTGCTGATGATGTCGAAAACGGCAGGTCTGAATGTTGGCAGAACAGTGCTGGCGACTGTTGGAGGCGCTGCATCGGCAAATTACGTCACGCCGCTGATCCTGCACGTCACTAAGCTCGGGGATGATCCGACATACAGCTACAGCATCGCATTTCTGCTTGGATTTGCGGGTCTAAGAGCCATCGAAACATTAACCTCAAAGGTACTTACAGATGAACCCGCTAACAGCAGCAAACGCCGTCGCTAACGGCATCGTCATCATTTCGGTAGCCGGAATGGCAATTCGAGTGTTTGGGGATTCTAATCACCAGATTCATGCACACCGCGAACTCTTTTACATTCGCAAGTTTATATCGTCTTTGGTAATTTGTGGAGCCGTGTTGAATCTTGCGACCCTGTCCACTCCAAACTGGACAGAAGTCGTTTTGAATTATGGCTTTGCATCTAATTATCTGTTTTCACTTTATTACCATGACCGTACTTCCAGTTCCCCAAATTCCAAGAATGCAGGAACGCTACCTAAACAGCGTGCCCCCCGCCGGGCTGGTGGTGCTGGAAAGGCCGCACCGCGTCCTGCCCCCGGCAGGACAGGACGGAAACGGTCTTCCCCCTGACACGATTATTCCTTACAGTGGAATCTACGATGAAAACGGAAGACTCCCAACACCGGTATCGAACCTCACATTTTTATCTCATGCTTGAAAATAACATCGAGGAAATGGTGAAGGTTAACTTTGTGAATCTGGCCGCGTTTGCTGTCAGCATCAGCGACTTTTCTGAGTTGGTTAAGTTGCTCGTAATGATCGCGTCATTGGTTTACACCGTCACAAAAATTGTTCAGACTGTGCAGGAAATTAAAGCCAAGAAAAAATGAGTGACTTTGAGAAAGCTTTGAAGTTTGTGCTGGAGCACGAAACCGTCTACGCCAAAGGGCATTACGGTGATATGGACTACGCTGTGGTCGAGAATGAACCCGGTGACTCTGGTGGGAAGACCAAGTTCGGCTTAGATTCTGCAAGCCATCCAGAGCTTGATCTCGACACACTTACGCTTGAGGAAGCATCACTTGTGTACAAGCGAGAGTACTGGGAGCAAGCGCACTGCCCACAGTTGCCGTGGCCCCTTTCACAGGTGCAGTTTGATGGGGCGGTAAATACCGGCATCGGTCAGCAGATGAAGTTCTTGCAACGGGCCGCTGGCGTTAATCCAGACGGCGCTTGGGGACCAAATACCAGCCGGGCTACCGGAAATATGATCAGTGAGATCGGCCTAAAAGCCTTGTGTATTGATATTTGTGACAAGAAGGAAGAGTTCTACAAGAACCTAGTTTCCAAAAAGCCGAATCTAAATCGGTTCCTTCGGGGTTGGCTCAACCGGCTCAACGATCTTCGCAAGGACTGCGAACTCGCATAAATAGCTGCAAATCAACATAGAAAAAGCGCACTTAAAAATAGTGCGCTTTTTTTATTGCGCTAATTTTGAGCGTATACTATCTCTGGATTCGACATGACAAACCTCCAAATGGATGTTCGCGGTGTCGTTAAGAAGTTCGGTGGCCGAGCGCAGCTTTACAGAAAGCTGTGCGTGGCGAAAGTCGAGCTAAGTCATCGCACGATAGATAATTGGATTTGTGCTGGGATTATTCCCATGCATCGATTCCTGCAACTGATGGCCCTCGCAAAAGACGAGGGGTTTACACTAAACCTCAGAGAACACACAAAAAATGAAAGACCTCACAAACCTGACGGTGCCGGAACTGGTGTCGGAGTTGGAAACGCTGCGAATGATGCAGCTAGTCTACAAGCTTGATATCCAGCATACTGAATCAGAGCTTCTAAGCCGAACATCTGCCGCGTTCAACGCGGAGATGGCGCAACGCGAAAAAACGCATGGCTCGATCTCGAAGGAGATCGACGGCGTGAAGCTCACATATGACGTGAAACAAACTGTCACATGGGACCAAGAAAAACTGAAGTCTCTTCGGGAAGCTCTTCCCGTCGAGATTGCTGACAGGCTGATCAAGACTGAGTTCTCAGTCTCTGAAGCAGTCTTCAAGAACCAGGTTGATCCCGGCCTGATTGACGCTCTGGTGGACGCCAGAACGACTAAACTCGGGGTGCCTACAATAAAACCAAACAAGAAAGATGCTTAAATTCACAAAAGCAGATGACCGCAAGAAAGCGGCAAAAGACAAGGTGACGATGGTCATCTTCGGCCCAGCAGGGGCCGGTAAGACAACTCAAGCGCGGACGCTTGATCCCAAGAAGACGCTGTTCATCGACTTCGAGGCCGGCACGCTGGCCCTCGGGAAAGACTGGGCCAAAGACAACGTCTTTGACGTTCGAGGCGTAGCAGGCACCGTAGGGTGCCACCCGTGGGAGCTAGCGCGTGCAGCGGCACTCTACATCGGTGGGCCGGACCCATCGGACGCTACCGGTTCGTACTCGAAAGCGATGTACGACCAGGTCTGCGGTATGTTCGGCGACCCCAAGGAACTCGACCAGTACGACACGGTGTTCGTTGATTCAATTACCGTAGCGGCAAGGGAGTGCTTTAAGTGGAGCCAAGTCCAGCCGGAAGCCATGAGCGAACGCACTGGCAAGCCAGACATGCGCGGAGCTTACGGCCTCTTGGGCCGCGAGATGATGCGCTGGATCACTCACCTTCAACACTGCTCCAAGTCCATTATCATGGTGGGTATTCTTGATCGGCAGGAGGACGAGCTTAAGCGCGTCATGTGGGAACCTCAGATCGATGGCTCTAAAACCGGCAGGGAACTACCGGGGGTCTTCGACGAGGTGCTCACTCTCTCAAACCTCAAGGCAGAAGACGGGACGCTCTACCGAGCGTTCGTATGCCGCGAACAAAACCCCTACGGCTTTCCTGCAAAGGATCGCTCCGGGTGCTTGGACATGGTGGAGGAACCCAACCTCGCCAAAGTCCTCGCAAAGATCCGCGCTGGAAAGCGCGTTGATAACCTCGTAACAACAATCCCAGTCAAATCAGAATAGTATGTCCTTCTTTTCACCCGAATCCTCAAACACCGGCTCAACCTCATTCGACCTCATCCCTGCCGGGGTGCTGGCAAAAGTCGTCATCATCGTCAAAGAAATCAAGCACTCCCAGAGTACTGGAGCCAAGTTTATCGACTTGGAGATGGTCATCGACGGAGGCCGGTACGACCGGCGTCGAGTCTTTGGCGTCATCTGCGACCCGTGGGATGACAAAACCAGCGAGAAAGCCAAGGAGATGGCCGTTGGTGCCATCACCCGCATCATGGAGTACATCGGCGTTTTTGATCCCGCCAAACCTGAGAGCTACAACGCTTTCAACTCTGCCGGCATCGAGGAAGTTGCGATGGCGATCAATACCAAGACTGCCGGGATTGTGATCGGCATCAAAAAAGGTTCCAACGGCTACAGTGACCGCAACGAAGTTAAGGAGTGGCAGTCTCCGAATCCCAAAAGCAACGGCTACAAAAGCTACACACTTGCCCAAAGCGGAGCTGAGTCCGTCTCAGTACCGGGAGCAGCTACGACGCCGGTGGCGGCGAGGCCCAGTCCCGCGTCTGGAGGGACTGTCGGTGCTGTAAAGCCGCCTTGGATGAAGTAGTTCATCCGTAGACTGCGCTAGCTTCCTACAAAAACGAACTAGCCAGCGCAGTCTGCTTTCGGTAAACATTCAACTGCACCAGGGGTGGTGTGCGCGTCGAGAGTGCTGTGCGGGGAGATCCCGCAAGAGGGTTAGTTCATTTGAACCTTTGTGAATCACTCGTCGCGCTTTTTTTATGATTCTTCGACCAAGACAAAAAGCATTTGTAGAGAAGTGCCATCAGGCACTGGACCAATACGGGGCGGCGCTCGGAGTAGCACCAACCGGAGCAGGCAAGACGGTCATGCTCTCGGCAGCGGCCTCACGCTACAAGCGTACGCTCATTCTTCAGCACCGGGACGAGCTGGTTAGCCAGAACCGGAAGACCTTCACGGCGATTAATCCGCGCATGAGAAGTGATTTATTCACGGCAGAGCGTAAGAACTGGGGAGTAAACGCCACATTTGGCATGGTTCAGACGCTCGTCAAGGAGCGAAACCTTGCGACCATGCCGAATAACTTGGACCTGCTGGTAGTAGACGAAGCACATCACGTTGCTGCCGCCTCGTACCAGAAAATCATTGAAGCCTTCCGAGAGCAGAACCCAGAGGGCCACATCTTGGGCCTGACGGCAACGCCACAGCGCAGCGACCGGAAAGCACTCATCGGTACGTTCCCGGTAGTCGCTGACATCATTCAGCTCGCTGAACTGGTTCAAGGCGGGTTCCTTGTCCGGCCTCGGGGCATCGTCATGGATCTCGGGCTCAAGTCAGAACTGGATCGCATTCCAAAGACCAGCGACTGGGACATGGACCAAGTGGCCGAGGTCATGGACAAGTCGCCGCTGAATGACCGGATCGTCAAGGAATGGAAGGCACAGGCCGGAGGCCGGCGCACAGTAGTCTTCACTGCCACCGTGGCGCACGCCGAGCATCTATGCCAAGCGTTCGTTGAGGCCGGTGTGTCTGCTGTAGTAGTCCACGGTGAGATGGGTGGCGGAGACCGCGCAGCAACTCTGAAGGGTTTCGACGAGGGACGGTATCAAGTGATTTTAAACGTGGCCGTCCTGACCGAGGGCTGGGACTGCCAACCGGTGTCCTGCGTAGTCCTCGTGAGGCCATGCTCTAGCAAAAGCGTTATGCTTCAGATGGTTGGGCGCGGCCTTAGAAAGCTGGATCCAGAACGGTATCCGGGGCAAACCAAGAGCGACTGCGTCATCATGGACTTTGGCTACAGCCTAGTGACGCACGGCAACCTTGAGGCGGACGTGCGGTTAATCCAGAAGGCCAAGGACTCCGAGCCCGGCGAGGCACCAGAAAAGACCTGCAAAGGGTGTGGGATCAAGCTGCCGATCAGTGTGATGATCTGTCCTATCTGCGGCTACGAGGACAAGATCTCCCGTGGGATCTTGGAAGAGTTCCGCATGACCGAGGTGGAATTACTCGATGCGTCGCCATTTATGTGGGAGTCGCTGTTCGACGGTCTGGTTCTGGTAGCAAACGGGATGCAGGCCTGGGCGGCAGTCATCTCTTTTGGAGGAAGCTTCTGGGCCGTGGGGGCTGTCGAGGGACAGCGCGTCCAGAAGATCGACGTGAGTGACGACAAGATCCTAGCGATTTCAAGCGCAGATGATTTCTTGCGTACCAACGGAGATACCAGCTTGTGCCGAAAGACCCGGTCATGGCTTAATCTGCCTCCGACTCAAAAGCAACTTCAGCTTCTGGGATCGAGCGCCTCGATGTTCAACATGAACCGCTACCGGGCTAGTTGCCTGCTGACATGGAACTTCAACGAAAACAAAATCCGCACAAGAATTACCGCACGATGATTCCATCACCCTTAGAAGCAAAGGTTTACTGGTTGAATGCAATCGGTGTCAGCATGAAAGAAGTGGCTTCAATGCTGTCCTGCTCACGGCAGGCAGCACAGGCGGCACTCGATTCCGCCCGAAAGAAAGCAAAGAAAGTTGGGCTTTCGTATAAAATGCAGCTAAAGCCCACGGCAGAAATGCCGACCATAGAGAGTGGCATGAGCATCGCAATGACGCTCGCCCGTGAAGCACAACTAATCCAATGACACAGAATGAAACAGTAGCCACAGAAGTCATACTTCTGGAGGCCGAACGCCAACTCGCTTCCGCACACGAAGCTTTTGAAATCGCACTTGAAGCTGCCATCCAGCTTCTTGAGCTGGGAGTGCCAGGAGTGCGCAACCGCCAGAATCTGCTGGCTTGGTCCCATCTCGGACTCACTATCGAAACACTTAAAAGGGAGCTAAAATGATCAGCATCGGATTTGATGGCGACGAAGATGATCGGTACGAGGAATGTCCGTTCTGCGAGAAGTGCAAAAATGAAATGAGCCTTGATTTGTGGGATGAGTGGTTCTGCGAAATATGCTCTAAGCCGGAGGAGGTGCAGGAGTGAGTGCAAAGAACATGTTTGAACCACCAAAGCAGCGTCACAATGAGGAAATCGAGGCCGCTATCTCCAATGCACTCACCATCACCCGATCTAGAGAAGACCGACGCACTTATCTCGGGGCAAGCCGGTGGGGGCATCATTGTGAACGAGCACTCGGCTACGAGTTCCATGCCACTCCCAGAGACGACATGTCCAAGCCTCAGTTCAGTGCCAACTTGTACCGCGTATTCGACATGGGACACGACGGCGAGAGTCGCATGTCCGAGTATCTGCGAATGGCGGGGTTTGAATTGCAGACGGAAAAGCCAGGAGGCGGTCAGATAGGTTTCTCAGCCTGCGACGGAAAGCTGGGTGGGCACTGCGACGGCGTTGTTCATGCCGGCCCAGGCATTAGCAAGGCGCCGCTTGTCTGGGAGAACAAGGCGCTCAACAACAAGAGCTGGAACGACACCAAGGACAAGGGCGTCCAAAAGTCTAAGCCGCTGTACTACGCTCAGATGCAGACGTACATTGCATATCTCGATTTGCAAGGTTTCCTGTTTACGGCGATGAACCGGGACACTGGGGAGGTATACGTTGAGTTAGGCGAGCCGGACATGAGGTTGGCTCAGGAGGTCAGCGACAAGGCGCTGCGCATCATCCAGAGCGAGCACCCAGAACAGTTGCCGAGGGCGGCGAGCGTGGAAACAGACTGGCAGTGCCGGTTCTGTGATTTCCAGAAGCAGTGTTGGGGGCGGAAAGAAACGCCAGTCGAATCACGTCAGTACTTTAACTACAAAAAATGATGACAGCAAAAAATGAAAGCCTGGCTCACTTCGATGAGAGTCAGGTTAGGGAACACTTGTCTTTTATCTTCGGGGCTGTGGACTTTCAGCCCGGAGCATATGTGTGTCTCCGAGGTATTGGCGAGAAAGGGACAGCGCAAGAGGGAACTTTCCGTGAGGAGTTCTTCTTTGAGCCAGCGACCGAACAGAACTGGATGAATTCAGCCGTAGAGCACTGCCAACGCTGGGGACAGCATGCCGTGGCTTCTTTCATTGTGCCCTGCGTATTGAAAGCACCAAAGGCAACGTCTTTAAATGTCAGCCAGTTTACCACAGTTGTTGCGGACTTTGATTCTGGTAACACAGATGAGCGGATCGATTGGGTGGCGGAACACATTGGAATGCCGGATTTGGTGGTCGAGTCTGGTGGAACCACCGAGGCCGGTACACCCAAGCGGCATGCCTGGTGGAAGATTGAGCCAACCGCTGATATTGAGGGCGTCATCAATCTGCGGCACGCGATTGCCGAGAAGAGTGGCGGGGACTTGATGCTGGGGCGGGGCGTGAAAAGCAATCCGTTTGGGCGTTCTCACCAGCCAGTAAGAATTGCCGGAACCATTCACGGCAAGGGCGGAACGGCGAAGCCGTGCCGCTTTGAGTGGGTCAGGACGGAGTGGGAGGCAAATGGAGAGATCACGGGAGATTGTTTGCATACTGATTTTGCGGACAAAGTTAAGGAGGTTCAACCAGCTCCGTGGGCAACGAGGACAGTGATGTCCCTTGGGGACGGAAATAACGTGATTCGGGGACTCTTTGGGGAGGATAGCACGAACTCAGGGGAGGACTTTGAGCCGGTGGAGCTGAATCGGGATGTGCATGCCGGCGGGGACGTAGTCACTCGGTTTGGCGAGTTCAACCGGGTGGCCGGCCATTACATTCACTGTGTGCGGCGCGGAGATATGGATAAGGCAGAAGCTTTCGAGGCGTTGTCTGGGTGGGTGATCTCGCACATGAAGCCTGCTTGGCCTGAGGCGCGAGTGAGGACAGAGTGGGAGGCCCTGTGCCGTCAGGACGTGTCCTCGAAGGGGGCGTTTACAGAGGAAAAATCGGGGACACACTCGGGGACGGGCGCACTGCCGGTAGGTGAGAATGGTCTGCTAGCGTGGTCTGCCCACCGCTGGATCACCGACCCAGTGCCGGTCCATGAGGAACTGGTCGAGGGACTGGTGCTCAAAGGGGAACCGCATCTGTTTGTGGGTGAGGGTGGGTCTGGAAAGACGTTCTTGGTCGCTGATCTGGCGCTGAAGGTTGCAGCTTGGAACGAGGCCAAGGATTACTTCTGGTGTGGCCAGAAGGTCCGTGCCGGTGGGACCGCTGTGCTGATTCTGTGCGAGGACTCGCAGACCGAGATGCACATCCGGATCAAGCAGCTTGATCAAGGTGGATTGATATCGCAGGCCGGCGACCGGCTCATTGTACTGCCCATGACTAACATCGGGGGAGCGTTTCCGCTTACCCAGCGGAACTCGAAGACCGGTGAATCGGTGACAAGTGACCGGTGGCGCTCGATGCTGGATCTGATGAAGGCACTCCCAGAGCCGCCAGTATTGGTAGCGATTGATACGCTCAACAGTGTATCGCACGGGGACGAGAACTCGAATGTGGTGATAGCCGAGATGATGCGGGAGGCCCACAGGGTGTGCGGGGAGATGGGTGCCGCTTTGCTGATTAACCACCATATCCGAAAGTCAAACGAGCCTTTAAGATCTCTGGAAGAATTACGCAGTGCGATCCGTGGAGCGTCAGCGATTCCCTCATATTTCCGCATCAACTTCGGGATGTTTCACGCTAGCGATTACGAGCGGCGCATGAAGGCTATGAACATGACTCCAAAACGGGGCGCAATGTGGAAGTTCGGAGTCGTAAAAGCGAACATTCATGGGCTCTTGCAGGGAGAGCGTACGCTGCTTCGCAACGGAATTGGACTCTTGGAGGACATTACCTCGAACGATTCGTATGCCGCTGTAAATGTGTCTGAACGTGTGGCGTGGATGGTTTACGCGATCCAACAGGCGGCCTCGGCGCTGCATCCGTACGCCGTAGGTGGCAAGAATGCCGCCAACGGTCTGTATAAGCGCAGGAATGAGCTGCCACAGATACTGCGTGGGGTAGGCTGGCGGGAGTTTGGTAACTTGGTTGAGGAGGCATTGGTGAAGGGACTGCTAGTGCCGTGTGCCGTTCGAGGCAGCAAGTCGAAGACGTATCTGGATGTACCGGGTGGGGTGTTATCGCAGGACGAAGCAGGGGTAACGATAGCCTCTGGGTCGTACAATTCAGCCCCAGAATGGGAGGATTTTTACTTCGATGCGGACTCCGGCGAGGTAGTTTTAGCCGCTAAAAGCAACGCTTGGAACGCGCAGTTTCAACGTACTGTGCCGCCTATGGGTGGGCCAAAGAGAAAAAGTGACGATTCTGACGATTGGGCCAAGAAAAGGACACGAGGACACGCCTCTCCAACAGAGTAATGTAAGTGCGCGTGTCCTCAGGGGACATGGAAAAGGACACGCAAAAGTGCGTATAAAATACGCGTGTCCTCAAATGCGTTTTTTGGGGGGTCTTGAGGACGGGGCTAAGTGGTTGAAAATAGAAGTTTTACGTCATTTGAGGACACGGGGACTATATATAGGGAATAGGGATAAGTCCCCTAGTTCCCGTATCCTCATATATTCGGATACCCTTAACCGCTAACGCTAGGGTATCCGTATGAGGACCGTGAACGCTTCGCTTCCTTGCTATATTTTGCGACAGTGCTCAAAGTTTACAAAAAACAGCGTATACACAGAAATTAAGTACAATGAAAAAACAGATCACATTGAGCGAGGAGTGTAGCGACGGCACCGGTGAGTTGCTCGTGCGGCTGAGTGTTCGGGGAGAACCCAAGAGCCAGCCGCGTCCGCGCTTCGTAGGAGGCCGTGTAATCTCGAATACGAGCCCTGCGGTGTCGTCGTGGCAGGCAGCGGTGCGGAGGGCTGCTAGCGAGGCATTGTGTGCGATTGAGCGGGGGTTGCCGGACAAGGCGACAGCCTTGAGGGTCGATGTGACGTTCTTCTTCCCGACGAAAGTCTCCGCCCGCTGGGGGAAGCCGCACACTCAGAAGCCTGACCGGGACAACTGCGACAAGCTGATCTTGGACGAGTGCACCAAGGTTGGACTCTTCGGTGGGGACGACTGCCGGGTATCCGCCGGCATGATCAGGAAGTACTGGTGCCGTCCCGGTGGTGAGGGAGCCGTCGTAGAGGTCTCGATAGACGCTTCAGGAGCCCCGTGGGAGGGTCTGGACTCGACTTCGAGCATGACCACAGCCGACGAGGCTCCAGAGTGGGTTAAAAGAAATCCGCCAAGGTCAGGATCGCTTGCTTGTTTGAATGGCCTTAATCGGCGGTAGCCCGCAGAGTCTTCTGCTTGGCGTGCCACTCCCGGCACTTTTGAATGTTCCGAGCGCGCGCAGCGCCCACCGCTGGGTTGGCCTTGGCCCAGGCTGCTTTCTTTAGCTTCTGAGTTTGGGTGAGCGGCTTGTTGGCTTTGCGGCGCTTGCCGCTAGCCGTCGAGACCGTCTTGCTCCAAGAGCAAGAAAAGTCTTTACCGTACCGGCGCTTCTCCCAGGCACGCAGTGCCACCATCATCGAGGATGACAGCGTCCCAGCGAAGCCGCCCTCGGCTTGGGAGGGGTAAAGGTCTTGGAGCCCTTGTTTGGGCTGGGCTATCAGGCGCATGGTTAGGGGGCTAGGATTTAACCAAGGTGAACGCGACAGCGGTAACGAACAGCCCGGTCAGCATCGAGAGCGCAGCGATCACCACTGACTCGACCGGCAGGTCAGCGCAGAGCGCGAGAGCGATCCCGTCGATTAACGCTAGCGAGAGCCCAGCCAGAAAAAGCCACAGGGCTTTGCTCCGGCGCACGCGCCGAGAAGCGGAGTAAGCAATCGGAAGTGGAATCCGCATGGTCTGGGAGCCGACGTCGTGTTGCGCCGGACGGGAGGAGTAGTGTGAGGTGCTCATAGTTATCGTTAGTTTTTGTTTGTTACTGCTTTGTTTGGGGCCCCCTTTTCCCAAGTGAAATCACTTTTGAGTTTTGGTTTTACCAATTTCCAGTTTCTAGGAATCGGCAGCGGTGGCCTTGGGCTTTAGCGAAATCTTCCGCCGGAGGCAAGTACCGCCGGAGGCTTTCCAATCTGGGCCCCCATTTTCCTAGTAAAATGCTTTTTGTATTTTGGGTTGGGCGATTTTAGTTTTGGACTTTCCACACACGGGTACGGGTGCTTTTTGGTGCTTTACTATGGTCGGCTTGGGTGTCTTTGGGTGTCTTTGGGTGTCTCATAGGTGCCGTTTCCAGAGCTTCAGGGTGGCCTTGCGCTAGTGTCTGAAGCTTTGAACGGTAGGAAGTGGCTGAATGCGGGGTGAGGGATCATTAGGCGGCTTTCTGCGCGCTTGTCAGGGGCGGCCTTTGGGGACGCTTTGGGGACAGAATGCGCTAGCATTAGGGCAAAAAGAAAGGCGGACCCCGTGAGAGGTCCGCCCTTGTTCGGCGATGCGTTTGGATGTTGGCTTGCTAGGCTATCGGCCTGCCGTAATGGTCGCGATCCTCGGCCTTAGATCGGATCAGGTGGAGCTTGTTGCGGCGTGCCCACTCGCGAGCATCGCGAGCCGAAACGAAGACGTGGGAGGTTAGGGCTCGAATGATCCAAGCTCCACCCGAGCGGATAAGCTTGGCGCTCATTCTACGGCCTCCTTAGGGGCGAGCATGTCCAGCAACTCAGTGTCCAGCGCAACACGTCCAGCCATACGGGAAGCATCTTCGCGTGCCCCTTGGATCTGGCGGATTGACTCGTAAGTATTTTCGATTGCGTCTCCTAAAAGATCTTCCACGTCCAGAAGATTGCCTTCTGAAAGGTGGAACAAGGCGGCCTCTAGCATGATGCGGACTTCTTCGATAAGCGGGGTGTTTTTTGTTGTTCTCATAAAATGTTTTACTTGTTCAGGTTGCGGAGCTCGGCGCGGAAGGTGCGCGCAAAAAGAAGGGCGGTCCCGAGTAGGGGACCGAAGATGACAAAAAGGGAGAGTAGGATGTTTTTCATTCAGCCACCTCCACTGCCTTTACGTTTGCTAACTGAATTTTGCGCGGGTTGCTTTCCACAAATGATAGGCGGGCAAAATCCGAGCAAAGCGCGGTAATTACTGCGACCAGCTTGCCGTTGTAGAATACTTTGTAAGTTTTCATTTTTAGTTTTTAGGTTGTACGGGGGGAACTAGTTGATGGAAAGATTGAGAACGGCCTTTTCGGTCTGGTACCCGTGCGCCTTAATCCAGACGGAAGGAAGCGAACGCGAACGGGTTGCACTTCGTGCGGTGCCATCGCAAAGACCGCAATCAATGCATTGGAGACCTGATTTATCAGCTAGGCATTCGATTCCAAGCGAACGGTCCGAAGGAATCTCCGAAACTACCGTAAAGGTGCGCAAGCCAAGGTTTTGAGCGTACGACACATTATGGGGCTCACAGCTCGCCATGAAGTATTTACCGTATGCCTTTGCAAGCGACACCGGCATGATGTTCCAATCGTGGAAATAGCCTGTATGGGAGAGACTTAGGCTGGCAATATTCTCCACCATTTCAAGGGGGAGGATGGACGGATTACCATACGCTCCGAAGCGCACCGAAGCGCCGCGAAAGAACGCATTCCACTCGGCGGAGCCCATTTGCAAATGAGAGTAGCCTCCTGCCTTATAAGCTCTCCAGAGAGCCATAAGCGGAAGAGGTGAGACGTAACATCCTTTGTTTGAAGCATAAGGACAACCTGAGCATTGGAGGGTAGCATCATGGCCCGTGCGGCGGCTTTCCACGGGGTGAACGTTGCGGCTCATGATCCAGATTTGAAGCATGGGGCCTGTTTTTACGTTGGAGCTTGCGGGGGTGGCGATTGCTACCGTTTCGGCTGTCTCGTGAATGATGTACATTTGTTTGTGTGGGTTGACTGACTACGCACAATCTACGCACGGCACAGAGTTGTGGCAACATCTTTTTTGCGCTTTTTTTGCGTACAGAGTGGAGGGTGTTGGATGCGTTGTATTTACGCACAAGAAAAAAGATTGTTGGACGATCTAAAAAAGAGGAAGACTAGAGGAATGCAAAGCGGGGTCGTACCAAAGAACTTTGAAGCCCACCTTTTAAAGGCGGGGGAGCGTACCGTTGGGCGTGCTAAAGGCACGCCTAACGCTCTCACTGTTAGCGTACGCGAGGCAGTCGAACGCGCCTTCGATAAACTCGGCGGCGCGAGCTACCTAGAACACGTCGGCAGGACGGATCCACGAACCTTTTGCGCACTCTTATCTAAACTCCTTCCAACTAAGCTCGCCAATGCAGACGGCTCGCCACTGCTGGCGGCGCTTACTGAGTTGACGGATGCGCAGTTAGAGGCGAGGACAGCGCGCGCGCTAGCGGATGCTCAAAGGCAAGGGTTGATGGCTCAATCGGGGCCGGTGATTGAGGTGCAAGCCGAGGCTGTGCAGGTGCCGTCTGATCCGGTTTAGCTGTACTTTAACGATACTTTCGGGGTGATCACATGCGTTCTTCTCTGTGTGATCACCTGATTAGCAATCAGGTAATCACTCGCACTATAAGGGTAACCACTACCTATAGTGGTACTTAGTACAGTGACCACAACCTGTAGTGAACCACAACCTGTAGTGGTATGGCATGAGGTATGGTACAACCTGTAGTGGTAGGCGGGGTGATCACCCCAGGCCGCGCCGCTATAAAAAAGAAAGTCGAGGTCCCTCCACAGCCGCCCTTCGGGCGCCCTCAAACCGAATCCATACCCCCAAGGGGGTGCTCACCCCAAGGGGGTACCCCCTCCTTTTTTCTGGACGGGACTCCACCGGCGGGATAGGGCTACCGGCACATGAACTCGGACTCCCACTCACCCCAGCCGCCTGACGACTCCGTCGCGCTAGCGCAGGCGCTAGCGGCGGACGCCGCAGGGCGCGGCATGGTGTACGAGGAGTACAGCTTTGAGATAGAGAACGGCCCAGAGGACGGGTGCGAGTACAAGGTACTGGTGATGCGCATATGAGCAGAGACACAGACGAGAACTTCCACCCGGTGTTACCGGGTGGGTTTCAGATAGCAGGCGCCATCACAGATGACGACATCACCAGCCTGCGGCTGGCGGTGGACGCAGCAGACGCCGAGGCGCGAGCGACTGCGTGGCGGCGTGTAGCGGCGGCACTGGCTCAGGCGCTTCAGGTCAGCGGCTGGGACCCACACAGCGGCGGCATGGACGCACTGGAGACGTTCAAGAGCATGTTACGGATAGAGTACCTAGAGCACATTAGAAACGGAAGACACACCCAATGAACGACGTATACCACCCAGCGCACTACACGGAGCACCCTACCGGGGTAGAGTGCGTTGAGATAGCGGAAGCCTTCGGCTTCAACCTGGGGAACGCGATCAAGTACATTTGGCGTGCGGGGCTGAAGACGCAGGACCCGATCAAGGACCTTGAGAAGGCGGCATGGTACATCCGGCGAGAGATCAACCGGCTTTACAAGAACCGTCCTACCCCATCAGATGAGTGACCTACTGGACGGCTTGGACCAGCGGCTGGAGCTAACGCTCCTCTTGGAAGAGAGCCTGCGGCGCAAGAAGGAGCGCAAGATCGGCATGTACTTCCCGGATGAGGGTCCGCTACGGCGTGAGCTGTACCCTAAGCACCTAGCGTACTTTAAAGCGGGACGTACTTACCGTGAGCGGCTGATGATGGCGGCAAACCGTATTGGGAAGACCGAGAGCATCGGCGGGTACGAGATAGTATTGCACATGACCGGCAAGTACCCCATTTGGTGGGAGGGCCGGCGGTTTGAGCAGCCTATCAATGCGTGGGCGGCAGGGGATACGGGGAAGACGACCCGCGACATTCTCCAGATGAAGCTACTGGGGCCGCCCGGGGAGTTCGGCACTGGCCTGATCCCAAAGGCTGACTTGCTGCGCACCACCGCGAAAGCGGGGGTGGCAGAAGCCATTGAGACCTTGAGTGTCCGACACGTCAGCGGTGGCGAATCAAGACTTACCTTTAAGAGCTACGACCAGCGGCGGGAAGCGTTCCAGGGCTCGGAGCAAGACGTGATCTGGCTGGATGAAGAGCCGCCGCTTGATGTTTACACGGAGTGTCTTTTGCGAACAATGACCAATAGCGGCATGACGATGCTGACGTTTACGCCACTGATGGGGTTGAGCGAGACGGTCATGTCGTTTATGCCGAATGGCGAGATCCAAGAGCAGGCCTCCGGCAGCAAGTACATCGGGATGGCGACGTGGGACGATGTGCCGCACCTCTCTAAGCAACAGAAAGACGAGTTGTGGGCTTCGATCCCGCCGTTCCAGCGCGATGCGCGCTCCAAAGGCGTCCCCCAGCTTGGCTCTGGGGCGATCTATCCGGTGCCGGAGAGCGAGATTATCTGTGAAGAGTTCAACATTCCCGAGCACTGGCGGCGGTGTTACGGGATGGACGTGGGGTGGAACCGCACGGCGGTAGTGTGGGGAGCGACAAACCCGGACTCCAACGTGACGTACCTGTACTCTGAGTACTACCGAGGCCAGGCGGAGCCGATCATTCACTCGGAAGCGATCAAAGCCCGTGGCGAGATGCCGGGGGTAATTGATCCAGCCAGTCGCGGTCGAGCACAGACAGACGGCCAGCAGCTTCTTGGGATCTATCGGCGGCATGGGTTGGATATAACTCCGGCCCAGAACTCAGTGGAAAGCGGTCTGTACACAGTGTGGACTGCAATGTCTGCCAGCAAGCTTCGAGTTTTCCCAAGTCTAAAGAATTGGCTGAACGAGTTTCGGCTTTATCGGCGGGATGAAAAGGGTCGCGTTGTGAAGGATAATGATCATTTGATGGACGCGACACGGTATTTAATGGTAAGTGGTTTAGGTAGAGCAGCGATTCCCGGCAAGTATACCGGCAAGAGAAACAGCTCACTAATCATGCCGGTAATCAACTTTTTTAAGAGATGAACGAAGACAAATTGGCTGAGATTCACCAGAAAGCACGGGCTGAGTTCGATCAAGTCCAGTCTGCTCTGTACCAGGAGCGGATGAATTGTCTGGGGGATCGGCGTTTCTGTTCACTGACCGGCGCACAGTGGGAGGGACCACTTGGTCAACAGTTCGAGAACAAGCCGCGCTTTGAAGTCAACAAGGTCCACATGGCGGTGCAGCGGATCATTAACGAGTACCGAAACAACCGGATTGGAGTGCTGTTTGTCTCTAAAGAGGGCGAGGAATACGACAAGCTGGCGGATACCTGTGCCGGTTTGTACCGGGCGGATGAGCAGACGCCTACGGCGGATGAAGCCTACGACAATGCCTTTGAAGAAGCGGTGATGGGCGGCTTTGGAGCGTGGCGGCTTCGCACCGAGTACGAGAACGACGAGGATCCCGAGGAAGACAAGCAGCGCGTGTGCATCGAGCCGATCTTTGACGCGGACTCTAGCGTGTACTTTGATCTGGGAGCCAAGCGCCAGGACAAGGCAGACGCGAAGCGTTGCTGGGTTCTTACCAGCATGACGCGGGAAGCTTACAAGGCAGAGTTTGATGATGACCCATCGACGTGGCCTAAGACTATCACGCGCAGTCAGTTCGATTGGTATACGCCCTCAATCGTCTACGTTGCCGAGTACTACGTCGTCGAGGAAGTCTCCGAGCAGGTCCGTATCTACAAGAACATTGACGGCAAGGAAGAGTCTTTGAAGCCGGACGAGCTTTATCAGGAAGAACAGATGCTTGCGACCGGCTGGAAAGAGGTTCGGCGCAAGAAGATCAAGGCTCGCAAGGTCCACAAGTACATCATGTCCGGGGCCAAGATCCTTGAGGACTGTGGGTACATTGCTGGGAAGAACATCCCGATCATTCCAGTGTACGGCAAGCGTTGGTTCGTGGACAACGTGGAGCGGTGCATGGGCCATGTGCGGCTGGCTAAAGACGCGCAGCGGCTCAAGAACATGCAGCTCAGTAAACTGGGCGAGATTGCAGCTCTCTCCGCGATGGAGAAGCCGATTCTGCTTCCTGAACAGATCGCCGGCCATCAGCTCATGTGGGCCGAGGACAACCTAAAGAACTACCCGTACCTGCTGATCAATCCGATTACGGATGCCAACGGCAACCCGGCGGCTGGCGGACCGGTGGCGTACACCAAACCTCCCTCGATCCCGCCGTCAATGGCTGCACTGCTCCAGATCACGGAAGCCGACATGCAGGAAATTCTTGGTTCCCCTCAGCAGGGCGACAAGATGGTGAGTCATCTAAGTGGAAAGACCGTTGAGCTTATCCAGCAACGGCTTGATATGCAGACGTTTATCTACATGAGCAACATGGCTAAGGCTATCAAGCGGTGTGGGGAAGTGTGGCTTTCGATTGCTCGCGACATCTTTGTGGAGCAGGGCCGGAAGATGAAGTCTGTCACTCAAAACGGCAAGATGGAACCGGTTGAACTGATGAAGCCTGTCGTCAACGACGAGGGCGAGATTGAGTACGAGAACGACATGTCCTGTGCTGATTACGACGTGCAGGTGCTTGTCGGGCCAAGCGGCCAGACCAAGCGGCAGGCTACGGTTCGGGCGCTTACAGACATGATGACAATGACCCAGGATCCTGAGATGACCCAAGTCTTGTCCTCGATGGCTATGCTGAACATGGAAGGCGAAGGCATTGAAGATGTTCGCGACTACTTCCGCAAGAAGCTGCTTCGTATGGGGGTACTTAAGCCTACCGACACAGAAGCTCAAGAACTTGCCCAGGAGGCTCAGAACGCCAAGCCAGACCCCCAGGCACAGTACTTGCAGGCGGCAAGCGAGCAGGCCATCGCACAGGCCTCCAAGGCGCAGGCTGACAGCATTCTTTCTGTGGCTAAGGCCGAGGAAACTCGGGCTAAGACCACAGAAACGCTCTCCAAGGTCAGTATGGCTGACCAAGAGCGGATCTTTGCGCTAGCAGATCGGCTGACAGCGCCAGCCCCGCAGATGCAATAGTTCTTGCATTCTGTGTCAGTTTTACCCATGAATACAAACCAAGAGGCAGTAGATACCGCCACAACATCGGAACCGGAAGAAGTCCTACTAAAGCAATCAGAGGCCGCGCAAGCGGAGCCTGAGACGCAGACGGAAGACGCTGGAGAAGAGCTTGTGGTGACTATCGCAGGGGAATCGCCGCCCCCGGAAGAGGAAGAGAAGCAGGCACCCGAATGGGTGCGTAACCTGAGAAAAAGCTACCGAGAGCTACAACGCGAGAAGCGTGAGCTTGAGGAAAAGCTCAAGACGGTATTACCGGCAACAGAGACAAATCCTGTTGATCCCGGACGCAAACCGACACTTGAGGCGTGTCATTACGATTTGGATAAGTTCGAGAACGAACTTGCTGGTTGGTTTGAGCGCAGGCGGCAGTCTGAAGAGGCTGTGGCCAAGCAAAGATCCAAGCAACAAGCCGAACAGGAATCTTGGCAGAAGAAGTTGGAAGGCTACAACCAGTCTAAGACTGGCTTGAAAGTGTCTGATTTCCAAGACGCCGAGGAAACAGTTCTCGAAAGTCTAAGCGTAACGCAACAAGGCATTATTCTTCAGGGCGCCCAGAACCCCGCTGTAATGGTTTATGCCCTCGGCAAAAACCTAAAGAAAGCCAAGGAACTGGCAGAGATCACGGACCCAGTGAAATTCGCGTTCGCTGTTGCGAAACTCGAAACTCAACTGTCTGTAACATCTCGAAAAGCACTCCCTCCTCCTGAAAAACGAATTACAAGCAACGGTAGTCTTGATACTTCCAGCGTTCAGTTGGATCGGTTGCGTGACGAGGCGGCACGCTCCGGGGACTTCACCAAAGTGATCGCCTATAAAAAGCAGTTAAAAAACCAATCCTAAGTTATGGCCAATTCATTCAGCAAAGAAGAACGTGTAGCGTTTGAGAACCTCCTCGAAGGGTTTCAAGACGCTCTAGTCCTGTCCCGCAACGTCTCGATCTACAACACGGATCAGACGATGATGGAACGCACCAACAACACCATCTGGAGGCCGCAGCCTTATGTCTCCCGGTCCTATTCCGGTACGGATATGACCTCGAACTTCACGGACTACACCCAGCTTTCCGTCCCTGCGACGATTGGTTTCAACCAGTCTGTGCCTTGGATTATGACGGCTACGGAACTCCGTGACGCCCTTCAGGAATCCCGTCTCGGTGACGCTGCCAAGCAGAAGCTGGCCTCCGACATCAACGTCGCTGTGCTGAACGTCGCTTCGGCTCAGGGAACGCTCGTTGTGAAGCGCGTGTCTGCCGCTAGCGGCTTTGATGACGTCGCCCAGTGCGAGGCTATCTTCAACGAGCAGGGCGTTAACGACTTTGATCGTTACCTCGCGCTTTCCACTCGTGACTACAACGGCATGGCAAGCAACCTGGCTGGTCGTCAGACGCTTCAGGGCAAAACGCTGACAGCTTATGACCGCGCCTTCATCGGCCAGGTCGCAAGCTTCGGCACCTACAAGCTCGACTACGCCAACCGCATCGCGGCTGCTGCTGGTTCCGGCATCACGATTGATACTCGTGACTCGGCTGTGAACTACCAGGTGCCCAAGGCTGTTACGTCCTCACCGACGACGGCAGAGCGTCTCAACGTGGACAACCGCTTCCAGACGGTGACCGTGTCGAGCACGACAGGCGTGGCTGCTGGCGACGCGTTCACGATCGCGGCTGTAAACGCCGTGCATCACATCACCAAGGGCGACACTGGTCAGTTGAAGACGTTCCGCGTCATCAGCGTGACCGACAGCACCCACATGGTGATCAGCCCCGGTATCGTTTCCAATCAGGTTCCCTCCGCCGCTTCGGCTGAGTACCAGAACTGCGTTGTGAACACCAAGGCCTCCAACAGCGCCATCGTGTTCTTGAACACGGCAGCGGCTCCGATCAACTGCTTCTGGCAGAAAGACGCGATCGAAATCCTGCCTGGTCGCTATGCGGTGCCTTCGGACGCCGGTGCAAACGTGATGCGTGCCTCCACTGATCAGGGCATCGAACTGGTCATGCAGAAACAGTACGACATCAACACGATGAAGACCCGGTATCGTTTGGATACCATTTTCGGAGTTGTTAACAAACAGCCCGAGATGAGCGGTATCATCCTGTTCGGTCAGGCTTAGTCTGACATTCACTGGGGGAGAGCGGTTGACTCCGCTCTCCCCTTTGTGTATGAAGTCTTTATGCCTCTCAAAAAAGGATACTCGCAGAAGACAGTCTCCAGCAATATCAGCAAGGAGATGAAGGCCGGATACCCACAGAAACAGGCTATCGCTATGGCGCTTAGTACGGCACGCAAGGCAAAGGTCGCGGCTGGAAAACCTGTTGGAAAGCTCAAGAAATGACTGAGTTTCCTGCACTCGTTTACAAGGACAAAGGTAAGCACCAGCGTAAAGGCGGGACTTATGATTTTACCGGCGTCAACAACGCTGAAGAACTGGAACAGAAACTTTCTGAAGGTTGGTTCTACAATCTTGAAGATGCAATTGCTCCAGCAAAGCCAGTTGAAAAGCCCTCGCCAGAGCCCGCAAAGCCTGTTTCTGAGCCTGTTCTGGATGATTATGCTCCTGCCACACGAGAAGAGCTGGAATCTAAGGCTACTGAGCTTGGAATTAAGTTTGATGGCCGCTTTTCTGACAAAAGAATTGCACAACTGATCGAGGAAGCACTCAAATAACATGGCTTGGACCAAACGACAGATTATTGAGCAGGCATTTGAAGAGATTGGACTCGCGTCATACGTTTTTGACCTGAATCCGAGCGAACTTCAGAGTGCGTTGCGTCGTTTGGACCTCATGGTGGCTTCTTGGCAGGCCCGAAACATTCAGATCGGTTTTCCGTTATCGACTTTTCCTAACAACAGCGACATCAACAATCCTGTTGAGACATCTTTGACCAACAATGAAGCGATTGTGCTTAATCTGGCGGTGCGGCTGGCTCCGGGGTATGGCAAGGTGGTTCAGCCGGAGACCAAAGTGGCCGCAAAGGCCCTTTACGATCAATTATTGATGGAAGCAGCAGCTCCTATCGAGCAGCAGTATGTTAATACACTGCCACTTGGTGCTGGATATAAGCGGACAGAACGTGTATTTGTAGATGCGCCTAACTTGAACCCGCTTCAGGTCGAAGGTAACGACCAGATGCTTTTTAAAAACTCATAGTATGGCTATTGAACGGCTCTCACTCATTGATCGCGTAACGGCATCGACTTATTTTGCCGTCAACGTCAATAACCAGGACTACCGGGCAGCGGCAGGGACTGTTTCTGACTACATTAGCAGCGTCATCGACAGTACGATTGCTCCTGAGACGATTCAGTACACGTCTCCCTCGACTTCGTTCACGTACACGCTCACAAACAACAGCACGAGCACGTGGCTTGCGATTACGCCCACTACGACCATAGCAAGCGGCACAATCATCTTGCCGAATGTGAGTGTGGTTGGTGACGGTCAGGAGATCTTGATTACAACCACCCAGAATATTAATGGTCTAGTGATCAACGCAAATGGCGCAAGCGTAAACAACGTCCCATCTTCTCTCCAGCAGTACGAATGTTTTAAGTTGAAGTTTGAACCAATCACAAAGAAATGGTACAGAGTTCAATCTGACTGGGCCATCGACACATTTAATTTCGGAACCTACTAATTTATGGGACTCGCATTTGAACCTAACTACACCAGAGGTGTAACAGTAACTCCGAATGGAACTTCACAGACTGTGACGCTCGGGTTTACTTCCGAGTCTTTGGTGTTTTCAAACTTTGGGACAACGATTGTGTACGTCGCTGTGGGTAATGTTGCTAACGGCAACAGTGTTGTGGCTTCTCCTTC